GATGCTCAACGTAATATGGCGTGGTTTGCTTTGGCTGGCATGTTGTTGTATCCTTTTAGTGTTGTCTTGGCTGCCGCCCTTTCCTTATCCCAAGCTGCTACTGTTCTTGGTAATATGGCTGCAACTTATTTTGTATCTGTGGCTGCGATTGTAGCTGCGTTCTATGGTGGTCAGGCTTACATTAAGAATAGTAATAAGAAGTGATACTATGGCAGCATCTAAGGATTCAAGACTAGAACGTGCGGGTGTAAGCGGCTACAATAAGCCGAAGCGTACTCCCAGTCATCCTACTAAGTCTCATGTAGTTGTGGCTAAAGAGGGTGACAAGATTAAGACTATACGTTTTGGTGAGCAGGGAGCTAAGACTGCAGGTAAGCCTAAAGCTGGTGAATCTGATAAGATGAAGAAGAAACGTGCATCCTTTAAAGCACGACACTCTAAGAATATCTCTAAAGGTAAGATGAGTGCTGCGTACTGGGCTGATAAAGTAAAATGGTAGCTAAGAAGTCTAATAAATCTAAAGTAAACGCTGCAGGTAACTACACTAAGCCTACCATGCGTAAGCGTCTTGTAGAGAAGTACAAGGCTGGCAGTAAGGGTGGTAAGCCTGGACAGTGGAGTGCACGTAAGGCACAGATGGTAGCTAAAGAGTATAAAGCTAAAGGTGGGGGCTACAAATGAAGAAGCCCCAAAAGTCCCTCAAGAAGTGGGGAGAACAAAAGTGGCGTACTAAGAGTGGTAAGCCTAGTGGTAAGACAGGTGAGCGTTACTTACCTGAGAAGGCTATTAAGGCTTTGTCCTCTAGTGAGTATGCAGCTACAACTAAAGCGAAACGTGCAGGAACTAAAGCTGGTAAGCAGCATGTAGCCCAGCCTAAGAAGATAGCTAAGAAGACAGCGAAATATAGGAAGTGATACTATCATGATGAAGAAACCTACAGCTAACCAAAAAGGTTTGAAGAAGCTACCTAAGCAAGTCCGTAACAAGATGGGCTACATGAAGGATGGCGGTAAAGTAAAAAAGAAGAAGGGCTACGCTATGGGTGGCTCTGTAACTGGTATGTCTGGCCCCCAGCAGAACTACACAGCTAACAATACGTACAACCCAGTAGAGGCTGGAATGCAGCAAGGTGCTATGGAACGTGCAGCTATGGGTGTTAAGTCCCCAGCAGGTGGTAACATGGCTAAGGGTGGTAAAGTAAAGAAGGGCTACAAGGATGGCGGTAAAATATACGCTAACTGTGGTGCTTCAGTTAAGCCTAATGGGAAGTCACGATCATGAAGACGTGTAAAGGATGTCCTACCCCAGCTAACTGTGAGGCTTCTAAGAAGTGCTTAGGTCAAGCTGGAGCTAAGAAGAAGTAATACATTATGGTAGCACTAGCGTACACTACTAAATCAGAGAGTATCACTGTAACATCTACGAGTGCAGGTGCGAGTGCTGATGTATTGTACACGTGTCCACCTAACCATGATGCTACGTTAGATATGTTGTACGTTACGAATGGTACTAATTCTACTAAGAAAATATACGTAGAGTTTTACCACGCTGATGATACTACATATCACAAGTTAGTAAATGGTAAGTCTATATCTGGGCACGATACGTATAACATTTTATCGTCGTCTAATATGCATCTACATGCAGGTGACAAGATTGTAGTGTACAAAGATAGTGGCGCTACTTTTGATATAACTGTATCTGCACGTGAGTTCTTCAACCCTAACCGTATTGCATAATTGCATAACGGGTATGTAAATTTAATACGTACTAATCCATAACTCCTTACGTATAACTATGTGTGTTGTACAGCTAAATAAGGAGAACACAACATGGAATTAGTACTAACACAAACAACATCACTGTGGTCGTCTGTAAAGCGCTGGGGTAAGCGTATGATGATTGCACTAATCAGGGCACGTCAAGCTGAAGCTGATCGTCGTATTGCAATGATGCAGCTTTCACGTATGACAGACCGTGAACTAAATGATATCGGTATTGGACGTGGTGACATTCGCCGTGTCGTATATGACAGACAGGACTAAAAGCTATGGCTAAGAAGCGGCAACTAACAGAGAATCAAACTAAGTTCCTTGAAGTATTATTTGAGGAAGCTGGTGGTGATGTGGTTGCCGCAAAACGTTTAGCTGGTTATTCTGATGGTACACCTACATCACAGATTGTGGAGTCACTGAAGGATGAAATATTTGAAGCGACTAAATCATATATGTCACGTGTTGGCCCTAAGGCTGCAGTGGCTTATGCGAGTGCTTTGGATGATCCTACCCAGTTAGGTGTAAAAGAAAAGATGATGGCAGCAGGTCAAATCCTAGATCGTGCTGGTGTAGTTAAAACTGAGAGAGTGAGCGTAGAGTCGGAGAGTGGTGGGTTGTTTATCTTGCCACCTAAGAACAGTGACGACAATACAGAATCTTAAAAGTATAAACCATCCTCAAGAGAGGTCTTTAGATTACCGCTACTGGATGCTTCCTAAGGCACCTTTTAAGATTAAGGTGTGGGAACGCATACCACGAGTTAGTAGGCACGTACCTTTCGGCTATGAGGTTGACCAAGAGGATGAAGATTGGCTAAAGCCTATACCTAAAGAATTAGAACTGTTAGAGCTTGCCAAGAAGCATTTAAAGCAGTATAGTTACAGGGAAGTATCAGCTTGGCTAACTACACAGTCAGGTAGAAGTATAACCCACGATGGACTAAAGAAGCGTATAGATGTCGAGCGAAAACGAAAAAAACTTGCTACAATTAAACGCAAGCTTGCCCAGCGGCTCGAAAAAGCGTTACGCCAGATCGAAATCCTCGAAAAAGAAAGACTCGGCTACTACACCTACGAAGCAGAGCAGCAGCAAGACGAGTAGTGGCCCTGATCCTATCATAATAGCTCCACCAGCAGAAGTTAAACCTGCAGCTTATGACCCTATAGCAGCACAGAACGTTGTATTTAAGCCTAACCCTGGCCCTCAGACAGATTACCTAGCTGCGAGTGAACGTGAAGTATTATATGGTGGGGCAGCAGGTGGTGGCAAGTCTTATGCGACACTAGCTGATCCGTTACGTAGTATGAATGACCCTGACTTCAGTGGTCTACTTGTACGTCACACAACAGAAGAGCTTAGGGAACTTATACAGAAGTCTCAGGAGTTGTACCCTAAAGCTATACCAGGAATTAAGTGGTCTGAGCGTAAGTCGCAATGGACTACACCAAGAGGCGGCAGACTATGGATGTCGTACTTGGATAGAGACACAGACGTGATGCGCTACCAAGGTCAGGCGTTTAATTACGTAGCATTCGACGAGTTGACTCAGTGGCAGTCACCTTTTGCTTGGAACTACATGCGTTCACGTTTACGTAGTGCTAACCCAGAGTTAGGCTTGTACATGAGGGCTACTACAAACCCTGGCGGTGCAGGACATGCATGGGTTAAGAAGATGTTCATTGACCCAGCTAAACCTAATGAATCGTTCTGGGCAACGGACATTGAGACTGGCGAGGTGTTACGTTTTCCTAACGGGCATAGTAAAGCTGGACAGCCTTTGTTTAAACGGCGTTTCATCCCTGCCAGCCTCTTCGATAATCCGTACTTGTCTGACACAGGCGACTACGAAGCTATGCTATTGTCGCTGCCTGAGCATCAGCGTAAGCAGCTACTAGAGGGTAACTGGGATATCAATGAAGGGGCAGCGTTCCCTGAGTTTAACAGGAAGATACACGTTGTTGAACCTTACGATATTCCAAGAAGCTGGACTAAGTTTAGAGCTTGCGACTACGGCTACGGCAGCTTCACAGGCGTTGTATGGTTTGCTGTCACACCCAGTGAGCAGCTTGTCATCTACAGAGAATTATATTGCTCTAAGGTTACTGCTACAGATTTAGCAGATATGATCATAGAAGCTGAAGCAGAAGATGGTGGAATACGTTACGGCGTGTTAGATAGCTCCCTGTGGCACAAACGTGGCGACTCAGGCCCGTCCTTGGCAGAGCAGATGAACATGAAGGGTTGCCGCTGGCGTCCTTCAGATCGTTCAAAAGGCAGTCGGGTTGCAGGTAAGAATGAGCTTCACCGCCGTTTGCAGGTGGATGAGTTCACTGAGGAGCCAAGACTCGTGTTCTTTTCCTCCTGCACCAACGTTATAGCGCAGCTACCTAGCATACCTTTGGACAAGCGTAATCCAGAAGATGTTGATACAAATGCAGAAGATCACTTGTATGACGCAATACGTTATGGTATAATGACACGTCCACGTAGTTCACTATGGGACTTCAACCCAGCTACACAAAGAAGCGGTTTCCAAGCTGCTGATCCTAACTTCGGGTACTAAATATTATGGCAGAGATAAACGATCAAGGCGAACTGTTTGAAACGGATGAAGTAGCCGTTATTCAAGATGGTGATGAACTAGATGCAAACAGTGTTGTCGGGTACGTAGAGCAACGCTTTAAACGTGCTGAAGATGCACGATACACAGACGAGAACCGTTGGCTACGTGCTTATCGTAACTACCGTGGTTTGTACGGTAATGATGTACAGTTTACTGAAACTGAGAAGTCACGTGTATTCGTTAAGGTTACTAAGACTAAAACACTAGCTGCATATGGTCAGATTGTAGACGTACTATTTGGTGCATCACGGTTCCCGCTTTCAGTAAACCCTACAGTCCTACCAGAGGGTGTATCTGAGAGTGTACACATTAGTATTGATCCAAACGCTGAGAAGGCCACTGAGGAGCTAGACTCTGCTTTCGGTAGTGACCCAGCGCCTACATCTTTGTTTGACCCTGACGTTAAGCTGAAGCCTGGTGAGAC